CTAGATACGGCTTACAAGCAAACCCATTTGCTGAAGCTGGAACTGGTGATGCAGCTGTAATCAACGGTGCTGGTTCTGCTAACTCAAACAGATACTACCAAAGAGTTCAAGTTGCGAACTTAATGTAATATCAGTTTGGTTAATACCAAAACTTAGAAAAGGGGAGGCGTCAAAACCTCCCCTTTTTTTATGCCTGGAAAAAGGATAAATAGTAATACAGTATGAAAAACAATTTCTTAATTCAGTATATTTGGATAATAATAATTGCCATAATTTTATTTGGTGGTGGTTTAATGTTACAAGGTTGTACTTTTACACATATAAGTGAAGAAGAAAAACAAATTCAAAAAGAATGGGAAGCAATAGATAAAGAGAGGGAAAAGAATGACAACAATCAATAGTTACAATAGGCAACCTACATCATTAGATTATGCCTCACCTACTCAGTTTAAGTTTCAAATTACTAAACTTCCTAAAGTAGAATTCTTTTGTACAAGTGTTAATATTCCAGGTATATCACTAGGTACAGTTACACAACCTACACCATTCGTAGACTTACCATTACCTGGAACAAATGTTACATATAATGCTTTGACTATGAATTTTTTGATTGATGAAAACTTAGAAAACTTCCAAGAAATACACGGTTGGATTAGAGGCTTAGGTTTTCCAGAAGATTACTTAGAGTTTCAAAATTTAGGTGCATCAGGAAATGACAGATTTCCAGGCACAACAAATTCAGTATCTACAGAACCAGGCAAGGTAAAGTATGGTACAACAAGACAAGGTGGTTTATTTTCAGATGCCACATTGGTAATACTAACAAGTAAAAACAATCCAATATTAGAAGTTAGATTTAATGACTTATATCCTGTGTCTATTTCAGAATTGACTTATGACCAACAGGCTGATGATGTACAATATTTAACGGCTAGTGTTACATTTAACTATTCAAAATACGATTTTGCGAATGTAGGTGCTTCTAGTACCACTGTTACAAATTCGTAACCACTCTTTACTTTTCAATAGTTTTATGTTATAATGATGTGAATATAGGAGTAAATTATGGATTTAGAAAAACTACAAGAAATGGCTGATAAAGATTTGGCCATTAATGAAACTGAGCTAGACTTAGAATCCCTTAAAACTCCCCAAATACACAACAAGTATATGAAACATTATACGAAGTTTAAACTTATGTTGACTAAAGCTGAAACAGATTTATCTCAACTTAAGCGTGAGAAATGGGAGTATTATACAGGTAAAGCTGACGCCTCAGTTTATGCACAGAAACCATTTGATTTAAAAATACTTAGAACAGATGTAGATAAGTATATTGATTCAGATGAAGAATTAATTAAAGCAAAACAAAAAGTACAATATCTTACAACAATTATTGATTACTTAGAAAAGACAATTAGACAAATATCAAACAGGACTTTTACTATTAAAAATGCAATTGAGTGGAGAAAGTTTACAAGTGGTGCTATATAAATATCTATTCAAACAGAAACAAGGTGAGTTAAATGCAAGTACATAATAAGTATTTTTACTATCAAAAAGCTATCCCGGTAGAAACTTGTAAAAAAATTATTTCATTGGGATTATCTAAAATGGTAGTTGATGAACAAAAAGGAATACCTAAAGTTGCATCAACATTTGATAATAAAGAAAAGGGTGGCGAGTCTATAACTGGTGAAAAAGCTTCAGAAAAGATTATGACTGCCGGTATGACTAGAGAAGGCTTAAGAAAAAAAGGTATTGATGAGAAAAAAGCATATGTTAGAGATAGTGAAATATCTTGGTTAAACGACAAATGGTTATATGATTTATTTCATCCATATATACATCAAGCTAATCAAAAATCTGGTTGGAATTGGGAATGGGATTTTTCAGAATCTTTTCAATTTACAGTATATCACGGAAGAAAACAAAACGGCGGCTTTTATGGTTGGCACGCTGATGGACAATCTGATTGGATTGGTGCATATAAGTCGGCAATTAAAATAGATGAGAAAATTTGGAAACCTGCTAAAAGAAAACAAGACGGCACATTTTTATTAGATGGTTTAGGTAAACCTGTGCCTGATATGGATGCTAAAAATATACCACTAAGAAGAAATGGATTTTTGGCACCAGGTTATTCAGATAATATAGCAATGTGGGACAAAGTTAGAAAAATAAGTATGACTGTTAATCTCACTGACCCTAAAAATTATGCAGGTGGAAATTTAAAGTTTGATTATGGTCCTCATCATTCAGGCAAAAGATTTCATACCTGTAAAGAGATTAGACCAACAGGTTCTATAATTATATTTCCTTCATTTTTATATCATTGTGTTACTCCTGTTACAAGAGGTACACGATATTCATTGGTACTGTGGTCACTAGGAAAGCCATGGAGATAGGAGTAATATGTCTATAAAAGAAACAGCAAAATTTTATGAAGAACACAAGTATGTGGTAATTAGAAATTTTATCACACCTGAATTAGCAAACTTTATTTACAACTATTGTATAATTAGAGCCCAAAGAGGAATTACAATGGTTAACTCTAAATGGCCTGATTACAGACCAAGTGTAGATGGTACTTTTGATGATACTCAAATTGGTAATGGTACATATTCTTGTTATGCAGACCCGGTAATGGAAACATTGTTAGCTAGAGGTTTAATTGGAATGAAAGAAATCACCGGATTAAATTTGATGCCAACATATTCATACTGGAGATTATATAAAAACGGTGATGTTTTAAAAAGACACAAAGATAGACCCTCATGTGAAGTATCGACAACATTGTGTTTAGGATATGACAATACAAATTTAAAAGATAAAAAAGAAGATTGGGAAAAATATAATTGGCCTATGTGGGTAGATGAAACTTGTGGTTTTGGAAATAAAGGTGTACCTATTCATATGAATCCTGGTGACATGATTGTATATAGAGGTACAATTGTTGAACACTGGAGAGAACCTTTTTTAGGCAATAATCATGCACAAGTATTTTTACATTACAATGATGTAGATGGTCCTTTTAAACAAAACTGTGTGTTTGATGGTAGACCTCATTTAGGATTACCACAAGAATTTAAAGACCAAATAAAAATACAAAAAATGCAAGAAATTGATAACGAAATTTTGAAAAAGGCTGCAATGGATAGAGCTGAAAAAAAGTCTGATAAATAATCATAATAGTGAGAGAATTATATTATGACAACAACCCGTTACCTCATATTAGATAAAAAAGATGAGGTTAATCTTAAAGTAGAAGCTGATGCTGATATTCGTAGAGAATTATCAGAATACTTTACATTTGAGGTGCCTGGTTTTAAATTCATGCCACAATACCGTAATAGGGTTTGGGATGGAAAAATTAGATTATATTCATATGCAACCGGTTTAATCTATGCCGGATTATATCCTTACATTTTAAAATGGTGCAAAGACAATGATGTACAAGTTGTTAATGGCACTAAAATATCAGATGTTACTGTAGATGAAAAAGCAGTAGATGGTTTTATTAAAGCATTAAAAGTACCGTTTGAAGTGAGAGATTATCAAAAGGAGGCATTTATTCATGCAATTAAAAAATCTCGTTGTTTATTACTTTCACCCACAGCTAGTGGAAAATCTCTTATTGTTTATCTTCTTGTTAGGTTTAATCTACTCAGGTTAAAAGAAAAGAAAGTAGGTAATAAAGTATTAATTATTGTACCGACTACTTCATTAGTAGAACAGTTATCAAAAGACTTTAAAGATTATGGTTGGAACAGTGAAAAAAATGTACATAAAATCTATCAAGGCCATGACAAAGACACACACAAAAGAGTTATTATATCTACATGGCAATCAGTTTATAATCAACCTAAAAAATGGTTTAAACAGTTTGGTATGATTATTGGTGATGAAGCACATTTATTTAAGGCAGTTTCATTAACTAAAATTATGACAAAACTTGAAACTTGTAAGTATAGAATTGGTCTAACAGGTACATTAGACGGTACTAAAACACACAAGTTAGTATTAGAAGGATTATTTGGTACTGTTAATAAAGTTATTTCAACGGCCGAGTTACAGAATAAAAAACAATTAGCTGACTTGAAAATATATTGTTTGATATTAGGTTATGATAACGGTACTA